GAATGAATTCGCTGTTGTTTATGGTGATCATTTCAGCTTCAACCCTGCATTTGTTGCTCGTGCAATTGCTGCTGGCCGTTTCAACGCTGTTGGTTTTGTTGGTACTTCGGGTGCTCTGCAACTGAAAGAATACTACATCAAACAAGTTGCTCAGTCTGCTGTAAACGTTGGTGGCGCTGCTCTCACTGACGCTCAAGTTGAAACCCTGAAGGGTCTGCTTGAACAGCAAGGCATCCAAGTTCTCGAAACTGTCTAATCTAAGGAATTATAAATAATATGGCCATTGTACTTGACCGCAACAATCCCGGTAAAGTTGTAGACCGCACTGACTCCCTGATTGTTATCCCAAACACCGTTGGTATCACAAATGCTCTGGGTTTGTTCACTCCAACCTACAGTACCCAGAAGAACATTGAAATTGTTCGCTCCACCCGTCGCAACACTCTGCTTGAAGACCGTAACTGGGATGAGCGTAATCAGACCATCGCTGGCCGTAGCCACGATTCTCTGCTGCTTAAAATCCCACACTTCCCAGCAGATGACGCAATCACCCCTAATGATGTAGACGGTATTGTTACAGCAGGCTCTCTTGCTGAATTCGCTGAGCTTGAGACTGTTGCCTCGGTTCGTGCTGATAAGATGATTGATATGCGTGAGACGCATGCTTTGACTCTTGAAGCTGCTCGTATGCAACTTATCACCACTGGTACTGCTTATGCTCCTCGTGGCACTGTAGTTACCAACTACTACACTGAGTTTGGTATTACTCGTGAAGAGCTGGGTGTTGATCTGGCTGGTGCTTCTGATCCACGTGCTGCTTTTAACGATGCCAAGAAACTGGTTCGTAATGGTCTGCGTGATGGTCAAGCTGGCACTGTTCGTTCCTTCGTAGTTCTGTGCTCTGACTCGTTCTACATGGCTCTGCAACAGAATGCTTTCGTAACTGATGCATTCAAGTACGTTGATCAGACCCAAGCCCTGAACGTTCTGCTGGGCCGTGGTGGTGCTGATGTGACTGGTTTGGACGCACGCTTTGAGCAAATGTCCTTGTTCGGTATCACCTTCATCAACGCTGGCGCAGCTGGTTACGAGAATGCTGCTGGTACTTTCGTACCGTTCATTCCAGAAGGCGATGCTTACATGATGCCTGTTGGTGTCCGTGATCTGTTTAAAACTTACTTTGCTCCTGCAAACCGTTTTGGCTCGATCAATCGTGCAGCTCAAGGTAGCTACTGGTTCGAATATCTGAATGAAAAAGATGACATCATCGAAATCATGACAGAGCAGAACTTCCTGAACGCCTTGCTTAACCCTGCTGCAATCATCCGTTTGTTCCTCGACGTTTAAATGCTATGGGGCTTGAAATATAGCCCCTTATTTTAAGGAATAAGAATATGGCTGTTGAAACAAAAGCAGGCTGGATTGAAGCTGCCCGTGAGCTTGACAGTGCAATGACTGCTGCTGTAGCTCCTGCAACTACTACTAAAAATGGTACTGTAAAGAAAGCTGCCACCCAAGCTAACTTTGCTGGTGCTGATAATGCTGCACTGTTGGTAGAATTGAACGCTTTCCTTGCCAAGCTTAAAGCTGCTGGCATTGTAGCTTAATAATAGGGGCAGCTTGTCTGCCCCCTTGAATTCTAAACTGTTTTGTGATATGGTACTCAGTCAAATTTAATTAGGAGATTGAAAATGCATCATAATACGAAACACGGTAAGTACAAAACAAAGACTTACGCTTCTTATCGAGCGATGCTTCAAAGAGTTACAGATGAGAATCATAAAACCTTTGAACATTCTGGTGGTAGGGGCATTAAGATTTGTGAACGTTGGCTTGATCCTTCAAACGGGGTATTGAACTTCTTTGAGGATATGGGTGAACGTCCTGAAGGAACCACATTAGATCGTATAGACGTTAATGGGGACTACTCCTTAGAAAATTGTAGGTGGACGACTTACTCTGAACAAAACTTTAATCAGACTCTTAAGTCCCACAATACTTCTGGTAAGACGGGAGTTAGCTGGAACAAAGAAAGAGAGAAGTGGGAAGTTTATATCTCAAAGAATAAAAAGCTAGTCAAACTTGGCAGATATGATTCTTTAGAAGAAGCGATCAAAGTGAGACAAGAAGCTGAACTAGAATATTATGGATACATAAAGGAATAGTTATGGCGCTAACTCCTGTAGAACAGGTAAATTTGCTCATCGGGAACGTGGCCTCTAATCCATTTTATCCGATTTTTACAAACGAAGAAATACAACAGTTCTTAGATCTTACTAACCAAAATGTTTATCAAGCTGCCCGTATGGCTGCCATCAGTGCTTCATTTACTATTGCAGGATACAGTACAAGGGAACGTACTGGTGACATTGAAGTTGAAAATAACTACGCAAAGAACTACCTAGCCGCTTTAGGTAACTTAATTAACAGTCCGACAACTTTGATCCCTCTAGGTTTGATGCCTTGGTCTGCTAATAAGTGTCCAAGTAAGCTCATGTCTATTGAAGTTTGTGATGGTGATAACTGTAGGGAAGCAACTTGTTGTGAGACAGGATGTGGTTGTGACGATTGTCATCCTCATGGCGAAGTATTTGTTTATTAGGAGTTGAGATGTTAAAACCACAATTCCTTTTGACACATAAGATTCCTGTAGAAATTACTAGGACAAGCGCTGGTGGTTATGTCGATGGTGATCCTGTACCGGGCACAACAACAACCTTCACAGCAATGATCAATATTCAACCTGCAAAACCTTATGAAATTCTTATGATGCCTGAATCAGACAGAACACGCTCTTGGTGGAAAGTTTATTCAGCAGATGTATTGAGAACTTTGAGGGAAGGTGTCGATGGGTGGTCAGCCGATACATTCCAGTGGAAAGACGATACTTACAAAGTGATGCGAGTGGATGATTGGACGGCTGGAATGTCCATTTTGGAACACACAAAAAGTTGGTGTGTTCGTGTTGAGCGTACCCCAAACTAAAAGGATACTTTTATGGCTTTCAAGTTAAAAGTAGACAAGTCAGCTTGGGATAAAATGAAGAAGGAACTTCTGAAAGCTAATCAGATGGAATTGCAGGTTGGCATTGTGGAACCTACTAATTACGGTTCTGACAATGATAACCTATCTGTAGCTCAAGTTTGGCAATGGCAAGAGGAAGGACTCCCTGCTCAGAATATTCCTCCACGCCCAGCTATCCGTGTTGGCTTTGTTGCCCCTATAAAATCTGGTTCGTACAATGAGATGTTTGTAGAGAGTATGCAGCGTATTGCTGAGGGAAAAAGCACCTTCAAACAAGAGTACACAAGGATTGGTACTAAGGCTAGGATTGATCTTAAGAAAGCTGTTGCTGACTGGGATACTCCACCAAATGCTCCATATACAGTTGCAGAGAAAGGCTTTAACGATCCTCTTATAGCATCAGGTAAGCTTTATGATGAGATTGATTTTAAAGTTAACCAAAGAGGGTCTGACTAATGTCAATCTATAGTGATGTAAGGGTCGGGATCAGGAAGGGGATTATTGCTGCTCTTTCAGAATATCCTGATACACCAGTGATTTTTAGCCACGGAAATGGTGGAGAACCTGCTGAAAATTATGTTGTTATTAATATTCTTAATATTGAACAGCAAGGTAGGCAAAGTAACTCCACAATGACAAGTCTTGTTGATAACCAAGAAGTACAAACTATTACAGTTTCATATCAAGTGTATGTCCAGTTTAGCTTTATTGGCAGTTTGTCCGGGGAGATGTCTCAAAGCTTTAATCAAAGACTTGGTTCAAATCCTATTATTGAACAAGAGTTTAGACGTAATAAACTAGGCTTCTTAAGAAAGAGTCAAGTAAGACGGGCACCACAGAAAAGAGATACTAAGTGGGTGGAGTATCATAATCTTGATGCTTACTTCTCTTACTCAGCAATTACGCAACAAGTTGTAGATACTATTGAAACAGTAATTCTACAAGACCTTATCACAGGGGAAGTTTACACTGTCCCTCCAACACCAATAACAATCCCCTAAAAGGTAGACAGTACAGATGTCAGAATTATCAAATATAGTTCAAATTAATATTAGCCGTGCATCCACTGCAATTAGCACTGCTTCTTTTCAAATTCCCATGATCCTTGCAACACATACAGTTTTTGCTGATCGTGCTCGGACTTACACAGACATGGATGCAGTTGCTGATGATTTTGACAGCACTGATAATGTCTACATTATTGCTTCTAAATTGTTTGGTCAATCCACTGTTGGTGCCGTACCCCCTTCGATTATCGTTGGTCGTCGTCAAGTAGATAGTGTAACCTTTAGCCCAACAGTTGCAAACAACACTGTCTACACAATCACTATCAACGGTATTCCTTACTCTATCACTTCCAGTGGTTCTGCAACAGCTACCAATATTGTAACTGCTTTGACCGCTGCAATTGGCACTGTAACGGGTATCACTACTTCTGGCACTACCTCTTTGACCGTGGCACCAAGTGTTGCTGGTAGTCCTTGGAGCGTTAGTGCTACAGATAATCTGGTTGGTGTAGAAGCTACCCCTACTGAAACTTGGGTAGATGCTCTTGATGCAGTAAGTGATGCAAACGATACTTGGTATGCTTTGGTTGCTGAAAGTCACAATCCAGTCGATCAGCTCGCCTTGGCCACAGCTATTCAAGCACGTCGTAAGATTTATGGTACATCCACTGCTGACACAACTGTACCAACTTCTGCCACTACTGACATTGCATCCCAACTAAGTGCAGCAGATTACAGTCGTACATTTATTGTCTATCAGCCACAAGCTGACACAATGTTCCCAGAAGCTGTATGGATTGGTGCTCAACTTGCTTACACTCCGGGTAGCAACGATTGGGACTTGAAGCAAGGTGTTGGTGTAACAACTTCCACTACTTCTCTTGGTCTGTCAGATACTGTTCGTGCGTACCTTCGTGCCAAGAATGCAAACATGTACAGCACCATTGCTGGCGTGAATGTCTTCCAAGATGGCAATATGTCTGACGGTAGCCCTATCGATGAGATTGTACTTATTGATTGGCTTTACGCTCGTCTGCAAGAAGGTATCTTCAGCCGCCTGATTAATAGTCTGAAAGTTCCAATGACTAATCCGGGTCTTACCATCATTGAGAATGAGATTCGTACTGTACTTTCTCAAGCTGAAGGTAATGGTGGTATTGATAGGAACTGGAAAGTTACTACTCCGGATGTTTTGGATATTCCTGAGACTATGCGTGCCCAACGTACTGCTGGTACTTTTGTATTCCGTGCCCGTCTTGCCGGTTCAATTCGTAAGGTGATCATCCAAGGCTACCTTAGCGTTTGAATATTGACGTCAACTAAATAACAATAGGATTTAAATAGAAATGCCAGACATTCTTATCGGCAACTATAGCCCCGAGGAAGTGACTATTGTTATTTCTGCTGCTGGGGCTTCAGAACAAATTACAGGCTTTGCAGATGGTACGTTCATCAGCGCGACAAGGTTGGTAGTAGCCTCGGAACCCTATATTGGTTCAGACATCACAGGTGGTCGTGTAAAGCGTCGTAACCGTTCTATGAACGTTACAATCACACTTCACCAATATGCAGCGTCTAATACTTTTCTTCAAGCCCTTCAACGTGCGGATGAAGAAGATGGTGGTAACCGTTACGTTGCTAGCTGCACCATCAAGGACAACAGTGGTCAAACACTGTTCTTCTCTAATCAAACAATTATTGCCACAACCCCAGATGTGACTTTCTCATCTACTACTGAAACTCGTGATTGGACACTCTTCATGTTCAACACCGACAATCAGATTGGTGGCAACACTTTGATCAGCGATTCAACTGTGCAAGCCATTGAAACTCTTGGTGGTGAAGTAGATGCTAAATGGCGTGTGAATGCTTAAGTAATTAATTCTTCTAGGGAATAAAGATGGCGAACCTATTTAACTATATCCCGGAAGAAGTTAGTGTACTTTTGGCAGGTATTCTACCATTGGATGGTTTTGTAGATGGAACTTTTGTGAGCATTGACAAGGATGTCATGCCCTTCACTTCCATCAGAATGCCAGATGGAAGTATGGCTCGTAAGTATGTTAATTCCCAGAACTATACACTGACAATAACTTTGCACAGTGGTTCTGATTCAAATGACATTCTAACCAAGCTTTGGCAATTAGATGAGATTAGCCAGCGTGGTAAATTTCCAATCCTGATTAAAGATTCTTCTGGTAGCGATCTTTTCTTCTCACTAACCAGTTGGATTGAGGGTCTACCAAGTCTTACTAAAAGTAATGCTGTTGACTCAAGAGTTTGGACAATTAAAGCAGCTTCTGCTGTTATTAATATTGGTGGTAATGGTGAGGAGTCAGGTCTAATTAATGATTTGGTTAATATTGCAAGTTCTGCATTACCAGCTTTGGAGGGAATCTTGTGAGTAATACATTTACAGTAAACACATACAGCCCTTCAGATGTTCAGCTTATAATTGGCGGTTACACTGTCAGTGGATGGCAGAGCCTCTCTATTAGCAGACGTACAGATAGCTTCAGAACTATTCCGGGAATACGAGGTAAACATACTCGTGTACCAAGTAGGGACACCTCTGCAACAATCACCTTCCCAATTCTACAGACATCACAGGCTAACGAAGTGATGTCTTATATACATGAACTGGATATTGAAGAAGGTACAGGCAGGCTGTCTCTAATACTTAAAGATAATAGTGGTACTTCAGTATTCTCCAGTGATGAAGGTTATATTATGGCCTACCCTGAAGCAGTATTCAGTGATGGATTTGAATACAGGTCTTGGAGAATATTTTGTCAGACCACTAAAACATTCACTATCGGTGGAAATACTCGTGGGGAAACCTCAGTATTTGATACAGCTGTTAGTGAGATTAGTAATTTTGCAAGTAATATATTTTAATTGAGAATAAATAATGGCGACGATTAACCTTCCACCAAGTGAAACTCTCACTGTAGATGATATTGAATATCTTGTCTATGCTATGCCAGCTACACAAGGATTAATCTTCATGGAGAAATATCAAGAAGCTTTGGATAGTGGTAAAGCTGACTTGAGTATGATGAAACAGATCATCTGTAAATATGTGCAAAAAGATCGTAAAACAATCGATGAAAAATCATTTGATGTAATCTTCGCTCGTAAATACGCACACCTTCAGAAACTTTATCGTGAAGTCTTGGCTTACAACTTCTCTGATGTTTTTCAGGAAGTCGATTCAGAAGAGTAATAAAAAAAGCTTCTGAAAAGACGGTAAAAACCAAGTTAGAACAAGAGATTGAGGATAAGTTTTCTCAGTCTTGGATGATTTACAAGATTGCAATGCATGAAAAAGGTGGTATGGAGCTAGCTCTGGCTATGTCTACAAGCTACAGCACTAAACAATGTTATCAGGTGCTTGAGTTGTTAGATGTCCATGACAGCCTCTTAGAGCAGGCTCAGAATAAGAAGAAGAGCCAAAAACAATAGGTTCTTAAATTATGGCTCAAATAAGCAAATATTTTGCCAGTCTTGGTTTTGAGATTGACAAGAAAAGTTTGAAAGATGTTGATAGAGCTTTAGACTCTGTTGAGAAGAGATTAAAAAGATTTGGTACAATTGGTGGTAAGTCTCTTAGCCTAGACTTTGGTAACTTCAATGTAGACCAACGTAAACTTAATATGGCTCTTGGTAATGCATTAGATATTGCCAGCACAAGAGTTGTATTTGATCTAAATAGGTTTTCAATAAACCAAGCGGCCCTTAACCGTGACGTAGCAATGGCTATGACAAGAGCCTCTACTGCTGCCAACTTAAGGGTGAGTCCAAGAGTTTCAGCCCCTCCAAGGGCAGAGTCTAGTGGTAGGGTAGGTAGGACTTCTGGTGCTGTTGGTGGGGGCTTAATTGGTCGTGGTATTGGTGGTTTATATGGTCCGGCACTTGCATTAGGATTAGGTGGATATGGACTATCAAATCTCAATGAAAGAAATCAGCAAGTAGTTAGTGCCCAGCTTCAATCCCAAGCAGTTGTACAGCAGGCTGGTGGTACTGTAGAGCAAGGGCAACAATCTTTTGAATGGTTGAGAAATCAAGCAAACAGGATTGGTTTTAACTATCTCGATGCGTCTGGCGATTACAACAAACTTCTGTCAG